TATTTCCCGGTGACGGTATCGCTGACGGTACTGATATTGATGCGAGGTTTTTATTTTTTAAATATCAATAAGTTATGTGACTCATTGATAATCGAATGGGAATGATGAACGGCTAGACCATAGCTAATCATATCTATTCAGATTCAAATCTAACCCACTGTTTTTACGGTGGGTTTTTCTTTATATCTACTCATATCTATTCACTGTACACCACTTTTTTTGTCGGTACTGCTGACGGTATTACCTTTCAGGTATATTCTGTCACCCACCTATACCGTCTGCAAAGTGGTTAATTTCGTGCTCACTGATACTAAACTTAAAAACCTCAAGCCGCAGGAAAAATTATACAAAGTTGCCGACCGTGACGGACTGTATGTAGCCGTCACAAAGTCAGGCGTTGTCTCGTTCCGGTACGACTACAGGATCAATGGTCGCCGTGAAACGGTGGTGATCGGCAGGTATGGCCCTGACGGTATCAGCCTGGCGGAAGCGCGCGCTGAATTAATCAAGGCGAAAAAACTGGTAAACACAGGCCAGTCGCCAGCTGCGGCGAAGAAAGACGGTATTGCGATGATCCGCAATGCCGAAACGCTGTCGGTATTTGTCGCCAGATACATGGAGCACGTCACCCTGGCGGACAGCACACGCGCTATGAAGAAGGCAGTTATCGACCGCGACATTCTGCCGGTACTCGGCAACCGTCTGATGACGGAGATCACCACGCCAATGGTGCGCGATTTGTGCGACCGCATACTGGCGCGCGGCGGAAGGTCTACTGCGGTGCAGGCGAGGGAGATCATCAGCAGCGTCTACCGGTACGCGAATGACCGGGGCCACGGATTTTTCAACCCGGCCATCGCCATCAAGTCGACATCCATCGCCACGTTCCGCGCCCGGGAGCGTGCCCTGTCGCCTGACGAAATTAACGTGTTTTTCCGCGTCCTCGATACCGTCAGCACATTCCCGACACTTAAGCTGTCGCTGAAGCTGGTGCTCCTGACGCTGGTTCGTAAAAGCGAATTCATCAACGCCACCTGGAGCGAGATAAATTTTACCAAAGCGACCTGGACGATCCCGGCGGAGAGGATGAAAGCCAGACGCGCTCACGTCATTTACCTGTCTGCTCAGGCGCTGGATCTGCTGGTGGGACTTCAGATGTGCGCCGGTGGCAGTGACTACCTGGTGCCGGGCCGGTACAACATCAGTAAGCCGCTGTCGAATGCCGCGCTTAACTCAGTCATTGACCGGGTAGTGGCGCTGTCACAGGAGAACGGTGAGAAGCTGGAGCCATTCACTGTGCACGATCTGCGGCGCACCGCCAGCACGCTGTTGCATGAGGCAGGTTATCCGTCAGACTGGATAGAGAAAGCCCAGGCGCATGAGCAGAAAGGTGTGCGCGCTGTCTACAACAAAGCGGAGTATGCGCGCCAGCGTGCTTATATGCTTCAACAGTGGGCTGACATGGTTGATGCGTGGATAGCCGGAGAGCACACCGATCTGGTGCCGTTCTCCCCGGCGCGGTTTGAGAAGTGGATGGAAGGGAAGTAGCCGCCATGCGCGGCTATTCAAGCATTGCTCCGTTAATTACATTCGATTGCATATATTCGTAACTTTAGTAATTTATTAAAAATATTAAAATTCTATATATATTATTTTATTGATTCTTCAAAAATAATTTTCCCATACTTTTTATATATTTCTTCTATTTCTTTTTTTATATCATCACTCACAACCCATTGCCTGTTTCCTACAGATTTAACCAATCCTTTTTCTTCGGCAATTTTCCAGATTTCTATATTTGTTTCTGTTTCTGGGTCATAGAAATCTGATTCATAATTTTTCCCTGATGAAAGATATGATGTGGTGATGAATTCTATGCATCTTTTAATTATCTTATCTTCTAGCTCGCTCATTTAAATCACCTTAAAATATATTTAATATATATGCATGCATATTAGCGTATTTTTTTATTTCGGCAAAAAAAAGAAGCCGCCTCGGTGGGCGGCTATTCGATGCGGATATGTGGAATATTTCCAGCTGCAATATCTGCGTATAGCCTGTTCAATTGTTCTTCTGTAACAGAACCATTTGCCCTAAGGGAGTGCGACATGTTTTTGATCACCTCATCACGCTTCTTGTCTTCTTCTGATCGGATGGGGCGGAATTCATCTGTCCAGAAAGGTTTCGTTGTTTTACAGTCAAATACCAGCGCTTCCTTCCATACTGTTGCACCGCCATGCCCTTCAGGCCGATCAGTGTAAGCAACGGTAGCCTCAACCCATTTGTCACCGCATAATGCTTCCACACGACACCCCACCGGCGGCAGACCCTCGCCATCCCATATAGGCTTCAACGCTCTTAGTGCATCACAATACTTTTCGCAGGTAATTTCGGCATCCATCCAGTCATCAGCCAGTTCAAGTTGATAGATAAATTCACCACCACCTGCCTGATAAACGTAACCACTACTACTCTGAACAAGCACAGGTATAGCACAAGGCCACCCGCCACGCTTCGGCAATTCCTGCACCAATAAATCAATAAGTTTCATGCTGCCTCCCGTCGTGCCAATAATTTATTACCGAATGCCATCAGTTTGTCGCGGTCGATGGCTGTAAATTCGCAGTGTGTGCGCGGGTATGGCCGCCAGATCAGCAGCAAAGATCCCTTGTTATTGCCGCTCACTGGCTTGCCTGATACTGGATTAATAAACGCCATCCGCCCGGCGGTGATAAATCGAACTTCGCTGGCGGTCTGGATCGCCTCTTTGAACCAGCCGACTGAGGTATCCGCCGGGACCAGCATAACGGTGCCGATCTGGTTTGCGCTTTCCTGGGCCGCCTTCCTGACGAATGGTGTTATGTCGCTGTATGGCGGATTCATCCAGGTATATCCGGGAATACTCAGGTACTGGCCCCATGGCGTTACCAGTGTGTTCTGCTCAGCATTGATAAACTTCCGGCACAGCGCGTTATGAGGCGCGGCGGCGGCGTCCAGTTGAAAGCAGAATTCAGCATCTAGCGCAGCGAATAGCGCTGGCGGGGTACGCCATAAATCGCGCTGATCCGCTGGTGTATTACTGCCGGTGTAATCTGTCATGCTGCACCGCCTTCCTTCTTCTCCGCTTCAACTGCGAGCGCTTCCAGCTTGTCCATGAACATTGCAGAGAGCAATGCAAATTCAGCGTCAGTGGTCGCAGGCATAGGAACAAAACGGACTCCAATTTGTGCGAGCATATTCGCAGCCTCCAGGCACTTTCTTAAATCAACTGGCGATGCTTTGTTCATGCTGCCACCTTTTTACTGTTCAGTTGCTCAGCCAGACGCTGAGCTTTAAATGGGTTCTTGACCAGTTGGCCGCCGGGCAATAACCACCCGCGGCGATTCATGGAGTAGGGCAGCGTGACACTGCCCACGGTGATCCCGTCGTGTGGGTTAGTCATAGACTACCCCGCGACAGCAGACGCCGGAGTATTCGCCACGGCGCAGGCCGTTGCCCTTCGTAATGCATACCTGACGGCGGAAGGCGATTCGCGCGCGCTCAACTTCGGTAACGGCGGCATCAAAGCACTTTAGCCACTGCACTGCGGCGACCCGGTACATGCCTTTGCTCTCCAGCTCAATGGCGCGCGACTCATGCTGGATCGCCGCCGGGCTGATGGCTACGCGCTTCGGAATGGAGCGCACAGACGCATAATTCTGGTGGTACTTTTCAAGCCGTGTTTTGTTGTACATGGCGACAACCTCATGCAGCTGAACTAACAGGCCGGTATGCACGTTGCTCAACCGGCGGTTTAATGCCCTGGTATTCCGTCGGGCTGTTGGCCTGGCGCTGATCAAGCCAGGTTTCCACTTCTTCCTGATTCCACGCACAGCGGCGGTCAGTGATCCAGAAGCGCTGCGGGAACTGCCCGGCGCGCTCCATGCGGTCAATGGTTGACCAGGACAGTGGCACCGCCGCCAGTAATTCCTTTTTGCCCATTGCACCTTTCATAAATACCTCTCTGGTTGCATTGGCGGCGCTACGTGCGCCGCGGTGGTGGTTAGTTGGTTGCTTCGTTCAGCTCATCGCGTCGGATATTGAAAACATCGGTCGCTTTGTCGAGGCGATCGGCATCGGAGGCCAGTTTTGTGGCGACGTATTTATAGGCGTGCTCAAGATCCGCAACGGTCTTGTAGCTCATGGCTACATCAACGAAGGCCGCCAGGATTTGATCAGGGGTGCGCTCGTCTTTCTTCGCCTGCGGCTGTTCAACTGGCGCTTCCGGTTTCACTGATTTATTAACCAGCGAGTTAATACCGGCGGCAGTAGCCTGCGGCGGCGTAATGTCGCGTTCCGGGCGTGGCTGCGTCTCCTGCAACTCATCAGGGGTGTAGACGCCAAGCAGCACATCAGGTGCATGCAGGCGCGCCCAGCGCTTCACGCAGAGGTAAGCCAGTTGCTGGCGCGGGTCCTGCTCCCACAGTGGAGAGTTGCGCACACCGGCCTGTGCCATGCTGATCGTCAGCTCACGCGGCTCGATTTCGCCTTTCAGCGTTGCCGATACGGTAACGGTAAGGTGCGGTGACTTATCGGTCTTGCCGTTCACTTTCGACCAGTCGCCGTCCCAGCGGTAATTAAGACGTGTAGCCAGCAGGCTGGAGGACGACACTACCGCGTTAACCAGCTGCGCTTCATAGCCCAGGGTGCCGTTGACGACGTGCGTTTTCTGCGCCACGGCAAACGGGTTCATGCCCCACTGCGCCGCCTGCATCGTTACCGCAAGGCAGTCGGCAGGTTTGCCAGCCAGGTGCTGCGGAATCGTGGCTTTACTGTCTGCCATCAGGGTTGCGAAGCGCACCAGTTGATTCATACCTTCCGGGCTGAAAATTGCCGCGGCGGTGCCAACGGTAGCGCCGTGCTGCGAGGTTACTGCGATGTCGTTGCTCATGCGTACATGTCCTGTTTACGTGCCCATTCCGGGCGTTTAATGGTTTCCACTCCGCCCCAGTCGTCGCTGGTGACGCAGTTGTGATAGGTGTTCAGATCCCGGCGATACAGACGCAGACCTTCATCTTTGTCATACGGATCCAGTTCGAATACGCGCACCGGATAGCGACCGCAGTCGATGGTTTCGCTGACGGCGATGAACATGAAGCCGTGCGGCTCATCAGTGGTCAGCCTGGCCCCTTCGCTGTACATGGCGTCCTGCACGTGATACCGGAATTCCTCTATGTGCCGGGCGAACCGCTCCATGTCGGCGACTTTTTTTACATCGAACATCACCGGCACACGCTTCAGGCGTTTATCCGGGCGGATCCGGCAAAGCTCGCCGGTTTCCGGGTCATTCCAGTAGTGCGAGGCTTCGCAGTAGCCTTCTTCCTCCAGCGCAAAGCGCGCCACAGGGTGAGCCATTGCGCTGTCACGCATCAGGTGAAGCTTTCGTCCCTGCTCTGCATCCATCACTGTCATGCCCGAGCGTTCGACATCCCGCAGGAAAGCCTCTTTGTCTGCCTTGCCCTGGTTGGTGCGCAGGTTGAATTCCGGCGCCACGATGAACCGCTTATCGAATTCATCTGGCTCCAGGAGAAGACAGTGCAGGGCGGATCCCATGTCCAGCGCCTTAAGCTTTTCAGTGTCGACCGGGGCCGCGCGCTGCCACTTCAGCAGGGCCGGGTTGATCGCCACCATGTCGAGCTGCGACTTACTCACGCCGTTCCCGGCGTGGTAGTCTTCGTTGCTGATGTCGAAATAGATGCCTGGTTTCATGACACCAACCTCTCGCTATCCAGCTTGTCGGCCATATCCCAGCGCCCGATGATCCCCGTCAGTTCGCTGACCATTGCCGCCAGCGTCTCTTCGAACTCCACGCTTTCCTTTGCAGCGGCCAGCACGTCAGGGCGAACACCGGCGCGGAGCAGTGCGCGGTCAAGCGCATCTTCCAGATCGGAAGGTTTAACGGATTCCTGCAACTCAACCTGGCGACCGTGCAGCTGCTCAGCCAGCTTGTAATCGCACTCGAAATAACCCATCAGGCGTTTCAGTTTCATTTGCTGCTGAATGTTCATTGCTTTGCCCCGGTGATGTTCGCGAATCCCGCATTGACCATCTGCGTGTAATTCATGTTGAAGGTGTCGCGAATGTTGTTAACTGACACGAATTTCCATTCGTACCCACTGGCCATTTTGATGACCCTGTATGCCTTGCCCTTGTAGATGACGTTCATTTGCGCGCCGCCCACTCTGCATCAACGCTACGGGCTTCTTTGGTTGTGAAAGCCCACTTGATCGCCTCGCTGAGAGAGCGGAATTTCCAGCTCATCAGCCCGGAGAGCGTTACGCAGTACCAGCCGTTGATGATCTTCCATTGCATGATTTCTCACCCCGCTTGTTACCGATGGGGTAATAATTATCCTTATCTGAGTAACTGTCAATAGATATGACGATAAAAAATTACCTTAGGGGTAACAATGAAGGCGTAAAAAAAGCCGCCATAAGGCAGCTTATTTGCAGAAAATCAGAAGGTTATGCGTCTTCTTTGGTACTGCTCGACATCACGAAAGCAACGTAGGATTCGACTTTATCTTTATCAGCTTCAGGTAACAAAGCGTAGCGCGCCCGGTCATAGCTGATAGTCGACGGGTCATTTGGAGGGATCAGGATTTCATAAGCCGACCGGCCAAACGCGTTGGCGATAGCCTCAAGATTGGCGATAGTCGCGCTCACCTCGTTCCGCAGAATGCGGTTGATAGTGGCCTGGCTGACGTGAGAGGCATCGGCCACGCGCTGCTGTGATGAAAGTTCGCGGTTGGCCGCCATCCAGCGCTTCAGGTTATGCGCCACTACCTCACCGATTTCTGTCGGCTCTGTGCTCTGCGGCTGGCTGCTCAGGGCGAAGAAGTGATCCACGTCCAGCCAGTTGAGCGGCTTACTGCCTGCCTTCTCAATTTTGCGCGCCGACTGGTCGCCGATAACTTTCTTTCCACTTGCCCAGCGGCTGACAAGGTTAGGCTCAGTGCTCATTCTTTCCGCCAGTCGAGACTGCACGCCGTTAAACTCCCGGTCGATCAGGTCTTTTAAATTATCGCGACGAATATCACTGATACTTTTCATTGTCTGGAAATTTGTCTCTGAGATGTAAATAATTAGTGATTCAATTTAAAGCGATTTTACCTCTCAGGTAAATGAACCCTATTGGTAACAAACCTTGATTTTTGTTACCTCTTGGGTGAATATCTATTATCTGAAATAAATATCAGGCAATAGCTATGAGCGAGAACACACAATTCGATTTCAAGAAGCACTGGCTTGCCCTGACGCCGGATGAGCGGGAAGCTCTGGCACAGGAAGCCGGAACGACCGGGCACTACATCCAGACGCACCTGACTGGTAAGCGTAAATTGCCGGGTAAGTCACTGATGGATGGGCTTTTTAAAGCCTGCAAACGTCGAGGCTGGATCAAAACAAAGCCCGAGCTTGTGACCTTTTTCTACTCCTGATCCCCTCAAATTATCTCAACTGACCGCCTACCGGCGGTCTTTTCATATCTATTCGCACCTGTCAGGTAATAAATATCCGTTTATGGTTGATCTTTTTTTCGTCGTGGATGAAAATAACCAAAGACAAATAACAAAGAGAGGTGGAAATGAAACGGATAACCCAGCGCGAAGCCCTGGAAAAAGGGCTTCCACGCTACTTCACTGGCAAAGAATGCATCCATGGACACCTCAGCGAGCGTTACACGCTTAGCTGTGAATGCGTGCAGTGCAACAACGAACGGGCGCGCAGACAACAACAGCTTCGTTCGGAAAAAATGAAAATTAAAAAATTAGCCATGGAGATATCGCAATGAGCGAAGCAGCAATGATTATTGTCCCAACGGACATCAGCGAAAAAATTCGCGAAATTGAAATGGCTTACGGCCGTTACCTGAATGAGTTCCGCATTCCTGAAGACCACAAAATTATCGTTAATTTCTCGGCTGGGAAAGACAGCACGACGACAGCCATTGTCGCACATCACCTGTTCGGCGACCGCGCTCAAAACGTAATGGCTGATACAGACAATGAGCATGAATTAACGATTGATTATGCTCGCAATATTCATCAATTCATTGGCTGCAAGCCAGTGCAGATGGTGAAGCGTATTTACACGCAGAAAGAATTTGATGCACGCCGCTTATCCTTAGCAAAAAACTGGAGCAAGCGCCAGGCGATACGCAGCGGAGCTTATCGTGGCGTCATCATGCCTTCGTTGTCACGTTCAGATACTCCATTTGGTCGCGCATGGCAGAAAACAGCAGATCGGTGGGGTATTGAATTTGACACCCCTTTAGAGGCGGCTCTTTCAGTTCTCCATCCAAGCGGGAACAGCTTCCTGGACGCTGCGTTACTGCATGGGATGTTCCCCATGCTCCGCAATCGCTTCTGTACGGACGAGCTGAAAATTCAGGTTGCGTTCGATTTCGCCATTAAGCCTCTTCTTGATGAAGGTGAAGTTGTCGTACAGTGGTCTGGCGTTCGTGGTGATGAGTCAGCGAAGCGGGCAGGCTACGAGCGCTTTTCAACCGACCAGAGAGATCCTGAATTCCTTTATAACTTCCTTCCTATCCATCAGTGGAGCGCAGCAGATGTATTTGCCCTTCATAAATATTTCGGTATTTCCCCAAACCCTTTGTATACCCAGGGTGCTGCACGCGTCGGATGCATGAACTGCGTGCTGTGCAACAAAGAAGAAATTTCAGAGACCGCCGCTCGGTGGCCCGAGCACATTGAGAAGCATCGTCAGTGGGAGCAAAAGGTGCGCCTTGTTTCTCGCTGGGTTCACTGGATGAGCGTCGGCACGGTTGACCAGCAATGGGTTAGCTCAATTATTGGTTTCCGAGAAATAACTAACAAGCACGGCGAGAAAATTAAAGTTCGCAACAGATTGGGCAACACAGTTCAACTCTATGGCCTGGAAACTCAGGTTCAGAATATCGACTGGTCAGGGTTTTATGGTCCTCGTGGAAACATGGGTGCTCCATCCGTTCCGGAAGTGGTCGAGTGGGCAAAGACCGGACGGGGGGGAAAGGTATACGACCTGGTGAAAGCGAGCATGGATGCATCAGTTTGTTCGTCTCGTTATGGTCTGTGTGAGTGAGAGGTTTCTATGGCTGGTGACTGGATCAAGATGCGTGCCGACCTGCACACGCATCCTAAAGTTGTCCGCATGGCGTCCGCATTGAAAGCGGACAGATTGCGGATAGTTGGCGGACTACATTCCGCATGGTGTCTTTTCGATGTCCACTCTGTTGATGGTTTTCTTGACGGATACAGCGCGGATACTCTCGACGACTTGATCGGATTTCCTGGATTTTCACGGGCAATGATGTCCGTTGGGTGGTTAGAGGAAAATGGCGACAGCCTTGTTATGCCGCGCTTTGAAGCCCATAACGGACACTCTGCAAAGCGCAGAGCGCAGGACGCAGACAGGAAGAGAAACGTCCGCAACGCGTCCGCATCAGAAGCGGACAAAAAGCGGACCAGAGAAGAGAAGAGAAGAGAAGATATAAAAGATAAACCCCTCTCTACGCGCGTGGAAAATTCATCTGTGGATAACTTATCTCAACCTTCAGAAACCCCGGATCCGGCTGCAAACAATTTCGTGATGGATAACCGGCCACCATCCGCAGGGGGGATCGGTGCGTTTGGGAAGTTCGTTATGACACCTGACTGGAAGCCTGATCCGGACATCCTGAAACAGGCTGCACTGTGGGGAGTGTCTCTGGATAGCGAAATAACGCAGCAGGAGCTTGAACAGTTCGTTTCTTACTGGGTAGCCGAGGGAAAGGCCTACCATCACTCGCAATGGCAGCAGAAGCTCGTACAGAGCGTTAAAACGGTACGCACAAAATCAGCCAGACCTGAGCGTCGGGACATCATGGCGATGTCAGAGCCAGATATGGAGATCCCCCCAGGGTTCAGGGGCTGACTTAACCGGCTGCAAAAACGTGATGGGCACAGCGCATAAGCGCATTTTTTTACTTGCAAATTGTTACCTATAAGGTAATTATTACCAAAGGAGTAAATCATGTCTGCGATTGTCGGGATTGACCCTGGATGCAGCGGGGCGCTGGTACTGATTGGCAGCATGGGCGGTTACATCGACCACCTGAACATGCCAACCATCAAGGTCGGTACGAAGTCCAGAGTAAACGGCGCAGCAGTGGCCGCCTGGCTCAGGCAGTACGACGTAGGCCATGCGTATCTGGAGCAGGTCGGCGCGATGCCGGGACAGGGGACGGCAAGCATGTTCACGTTCGGGCATGCAGCTGGCGTTGCGGAGGGAATACTCCAGGGGCTGAATATCCCCTACACGCTGGTAACGCCGCAGGCCTGGAAGAAGTCAGCCGGGCTTATCGGCAGTGACAAGGACGCAGCACGCAGCCGGGCAATCCAGCTTTTCCCTGAACTCAGGGCGCTGGATGCGAAAGCCAAAGGCCAGGCCATCGCCGATGCACTTCTCATCGCCCGGCATGGGATCGGCATGAAATAACGATTCCGACACTCGGCATAAAAATCAAAAATTTAAATTTAGTAACGGGGGTAATTATGCACAGTAATAACAATGAGTTAGTGAAGGCGGGGCATGATTTGGCAGCAGAGCTAAACGCTTCATGCGGTGCGGTAAACCTGCGTGATGTTGCAAAGCTGATCACCGCCCTGACTACGCAGCTGGATGTGACTACCGCGGCGCTGCGGGCAATGCAATCAGAGCGCGATCAGCTGGCAGCACAGCTTGCTGATGTGGTGGCGGAGAATGCGTTGCTTAATGTGAAAATGGATAAGCTCGCCACATGGCCTGGAATCGAGTTTTATTCCTCATCGTGGGAATTCAACAACGGTGATGGCAATGAAGCTCTTGAATTCATGTGCGACACCCAAACCCCCGCCACGGATCGCTTCCTCGCCGAGCAGCAATCAATCGGTATTCAGAAAGCGGCGTCCAGTGGCTTGTTCAGCAACTGGGTTAATCAATCACTCATCAGCTTTGCGATTACTGTTCGTAATGGTGACGACTTCGCCGCCCAGCTGCGCAACGGGGGGAAGGTATGAGCGAGAGATTTTACATGATTTGCACCCGCGAAACGGTGGGTAGCAACGCTTCATTCCATTGCCACAATGGTAATGGATACAGCTCCAATATCGACAAGGCTCACGTTTATAGCCGTGAAGAAGCTCAGAAAAGCTGGGACATGGGTAGAGAGATTGATCAGCCAGTTTGTGCTGACAGCGTAGATTCCATGGCCGTCTGGCATGTTGATTGCCAGTACCTACCTGAGGAAAGCGTTGTTGAACCCGGTTGTGACGCCTACGTAGCCTACAAAAAGGGGAGCTGGAACGGTAACGATGTGTACTGGCTTCAGCATGGTGGGCTTCCAACTGACGATTTCAGTAAGGCTTTCGTTTTTGTGTGCGCTAACACTGCGGAGCCTGGGATTGTATGGGTGCCTTTTCACAAAGCAGATGCAGTGAAGCGTCGCACATTCAGCATCAACGAATTCAATCGCCGCACCATGGTGCAGGCGGCAGGGATAGTCATGCCTGATTGGTTGAAGAAGCACAACCGAAAGAAAAAATCACGTAGTGGAAAGGTTCGCTGGAATTGCCCTTGCTGCGGAAAGATTAGCTGGCAGTTCAATCCATACGACTTTGACGGTTGTCGTGACATTAACTGTGAAGGCTGGAGGGCTACCCATGACTAACACCAACGAACTGACGGCGAAGCTGAAAGCGGCGGCGCAGAAAGCAACTCCTGGCATCTGGGAGATGGGGCAGGAAAACATCTGGTATTTCAAAGATGGTTACACGAAACATCTTATGTATCTGTATCAAGGTGATGATGTTGATGACAGGCAGGATCACTACAACACGGATTACATCGCCACGGCCAATCCCGCCACCATTCTGGCGTTGACAGAGGCGCTGGAAGCCGCAGAGAAGCGCATAGCCGAGCTTGAGGCCAGAACGCTCACCGTGAAGCTGCCAAACCCCGTTACTGTCGGCGGGCAGGGCATCCTTGAGCGCACGGAAAAGGTATTGTTCGAAGCCTGCGCCGCCGCTGGCATCAAATTGCAGATAGAGGGGGAGTGAGTATGCAGATAACGCATGATCAGCTGTGCCTTGTGGCCTGCAATTTCCTCCAGAAGAACGGATTCAAGGTGGCTTTCCACGACTGCTTCAGGGCATGGACGCCATACGGGGAACAGGCCGACGCCATAGGTTTTCGCAACGGTGCATCTTGCCTGATTGAGGCTAAGTGTTCCCGTGCTGATCTGCTGGCAGACCGTAAAAAGCCATTCCGCATCGAGCCGGAAAAAGGCATGGGCGACTGGCGATTTTTCATTTCAGAGCCTGGCATCATTGAAATAGCCGATCTGCCTGCGGGATGGGGGCTGCTGCACGTTGTAAAGGGTCGGGTGAAGAAGGTGCACGGCTGGCCCGGAAACTGGGAATGGGTGAACAGCGCCTCTAAACCTTTCGTTGCTAACAAACAGGCCGAGTGCGACTACATGTTCAGCGCCCTTCGCCGCATGGATCTGCGCGGGCACCTCAAAGAAGTATATGACGGGGTGATCATCAATAAACCAGAAGCAGCACTAATTCAGGCTGAGGACTAACCCATGACACTGAGCAAAGAAAGGCTGGAGCAATTCATACGGCAGCCGCTAGAAAACGGTCTGACGCGTGGAGAGGTAATGCAGCTCGCTAAAATGATGATCAACCAGGACGACTGGAATGCTGCGCAGCAAAAAGTTATTGCCGACCTACGCGTGCAGCTGGAGCGCCGGGAGCGGGATAAGCAGCAGCCTGTGGCGTGGATTGTACATGCGAGAACCGGAGACCAGCTAACTCAGGACGGTGGATATGTTGCCAATGCAGAGGGTATGGGCGGTATTAGCTCTACACCTCTCTACGCCGCGCCGCCAGCGCCGGTAGTCACCGCAGAGCCTGTGCGCTACATGAACCGGTTCACAGGAGCCTGTTACGCGCTGGATCAGCAGCCGGATGCAGCTACGGACACGGCAGTCTATGTACCACTGTTCGCCGCCCCGCAGCCCGTCGCGGTGCCTGTCGTTAATTTGCCGCCAGAGTTCTACAGCTCGGAAGGTGTGGTGGTACAACTTGAAAAGGTCATGGCCGCTCTGGCTGTGTGTGGCATCAAGTACGAACGCAAAGGGAACGCCTGCCGCGCCGCCATGCTCAACGGGGGTAAATTATGAGGTTTGAAAACTGGAGTATTGAGGATTTATTTGAGCGCTGCACGGATTACGACGACATGAGCCTTAGCATGGACAAGGATGAATTTGCAGCGCTAAGGCGCATGATTGCCATGCTCCAACCGTCAAGCGGGGCTTTACAGTTGCCCGACGGGCTTCCACCAATGGAGCATCTCGACATTATAAAATTCAATGCCGACTGTGCAATGGAGAATCCGGACAGCATATATGCCAACGAGTTCTTTCTTTCTCTCGATGAAATTTTTGGAGAGAAAGGCAATTACTCTCTGCCAGTCCAGGCGAAAGCGATATCTGTGCTGATTACCGAAATATTCAGGATTCATGGATATAAGTCTGCCCCACAGGAGCCAACTAAATGTTGGTGTCACACCTGCCGCCCCGTGACGATGTTCGATATGCGCTTTGTTGTTTGCCCTGAATGCGGCAATAAGCGCTGCCCTCACGCCAATGACCACAGGCATGCTTGTAGTGGCAGCAATAAGCCAGGCCAGGAAGGTAGTGCGTATCCAGAGAAGCAGGAGCCAACCAAATGACCTCACTACTCTACGCAGTGGCAGTAATCGCTGTTGCCGGGCTGGCATGGAAAAACGGGAAGGTGGTGTGATGGAAAACAGATATATTTACCATTACTGCGCTGTAAACGGTAATGCTCAGCTATCCGGAATCGCGCAGCTAACCTTCCGTATCAAGTCACAGGAAGACCTGAATAAGCTTAAAGAATTTGTTGCTGGAAATGACTTCGAACCAAAAGCCATCACCTCACTGTCATATCTGGGGAGAGAAAACGATGACTAACCCCATCCTCATCATCATCTCCGCGATAATGGCGGCGGATGCTATCCGTGAGGTCTTCCCATGGTGAGCAAACTCAAACAGCGGCGCTTGCGCCGCCTGAAGGCCGATGTTGCATGGTGGCGCGCAGAGGCCGAGGACTGGAAACAGATTGCGATGGAGCACGCCGCCACCATCGATTTGCAGCGCAGCCAGGTGATCCGCGTGCCGATGCCGGTGATTGTCCCGGCGGAAGCTCTTAACGCTATCGGAGTGCAGGGTGCTCTTGCTATGGGAATCGAGCGTTACGGAGATGTAATGCTGAAACTGGTGAAGAAGGAGAACGGGGATGTCTAAATGCGACGCTTTGCTTTACTCCATGGTAATTGGTTTTGGTATTGCTGCTGGCATCAGGGTTTACATAGCCTGGGAGTCATTAATAAATCTGGTATGGAGTGCTATCCGTGGCTAAATCCGCAGCAGAACGCAAAGCAGAGCAGCGCGCCCGGCAGAATGCCGCCGGTGAGCGCAAGCTGGAACTGGTGCTCGATGAGCAGGAACTGGCGATGGTGGAGCAGAATTGCGCCGCCCGCCGCCCGGGGCGAGAGCCGTATGACCTGGGCGAGTACATCGCATTGCTGATCCGCCAGGATAACGCGCGCATGGCGGCCCGTATCAAATCCATCAGCGCGCGGCAGTGTGGTAAGTGCGGCGATAAACTGCCGGTGGCTTCATGCCCGTGCCAGGGTGATTCGCAGTGCTGGGTGACGAATGGCTGGCATGAGACAAAATTAATGGTGTGACATGTCACGATATGCCGCGATAATTTGCACTGGCCGCCGACTATGGCGGCTTTGTTTTGCGTGTTAGTATTACCATCAAGGTAACAGTTACCATTGAGGTTATTATGGCGCGCAGACCGTCGACAGAATACAAGCCCATCACCGACATGATGGAGCGCTATTGCCAGGAATATGTGCAGACGCCTGACAATCAGGCAGAGGCAGCCAGCCGTGCCGGGTACGGTGCGCCGGACAATGCCGCCAGTCGCATGATGAAGGATCCGCGTGTGCAGAAGCGCATCGCTGAGCTGATGGAAGAACGCAACCGCCGGATGCGCATCAGTGCTGATTACGTACTGCAAAGGCTGGTGGAGATTGACCAGATGGACGTAATCGACATCCTGGACGATGAAGGCGGCCTGAAGCCGGTGAGTCAGTGGCCCAAAGTATGGCGCACGTCGATCAGCGCACTGGATATTAACCGTATACGAATGGCTATGAAGGGCGACGGTGACGACGATATTGAATCCACGCTGCAAAAGGTGAAGTGGCCCGACAAAGTGAAGAACCTTGAGCTGATCGGCAAACACGTCGACGTTAACGCCTTCAAAGAGCGTGTCGAGGTGTCCGGCACCGTGACCATCGCCGACCGCATGGCCAAGGCCCGTCAGCGCCTTCATGAACAGGGTGACAGCGATGAGTGAGCTTGACGTTCAACTGATCGACGACATCGCCGGGTTCACGCATGACCCGCTGGCCTATGCCCTGTACGCATTCCCCTGGGGCGAGGACGGTAGCGAACTGTCACACGCAAAAGGCCCCCGCAAATGGCAGGCCGACGCATTCCGCGAGATACGCGATCACCTCCAGAACCCAAAGACACGTCACCAGCCGCTGATGCTGGCGCGCGCGTCCGGCCACGGTATCGGTAAGTCGGCGTTTATCTCGATGCTGATCAGCTGGGGCATGGCTACCTGTGAGGACTGCAAGGTGGTGGTGACCGCCAACACCGAGAACCAGTTGCGCACAAAGACCTGGCCGGAAATCATCAAATGGTCGAATCTGGCAATCACTAAGCCCTGGTTCACCACGACTGCCACCGCGATGTACAGCAACGATCCAGGCCACGACAAACGCTGGCGCGCTGACGCCATTCCGTGGTCTGAGCACAACACCGAGGCATTCGCCGGCCTGCACAACGAGCGCAAACGTATCATCGTCGTGTTCGATGAGGCATCCAACATCGCGGATCTGGTGTGGGAGGTGGCAGAGGGCGCGCTGACGGATGAGGACACGGAGATTATCTGGGTGGCGTTCGGGAACCCGACGCGAAACACCGGGCGTTTCCGTGAGTGCTTCCGTAAATACCGGCATCGCTGGAAGACGGCGCAGATCGACAGCCGCACCGTGGAAGGTACGAACAAAGAGCAGTTGCAAAAGTGGGTGGACGACTACGGTGAAGACAGCGACTTCGTGAAGGTCCGTGTGCGCGGGATATTTCCGAATGCGTCTGAGCAACAGTTCATCCCTACAGGCCTTACGGATGAGGCAATGAAGCGCGTTGTAACCACTGCGCAGGTGGCGCATGCTCCGGTAATTATCGGCGTTGACCCGGCGTATTCTGGTGTTGATGAAGCCGATATTTATTTGCGTCAGGGCTTACACAGTAAGCTACTCTGGAGCGGGTTGAAAACAACCGACGACCTGATTATGGCGAAGCGCATCGCCGACTATGAAGACCAGTATCAGGCTGACGCGGTATTCATCGACTTTGGCTACGGCACCGGACTGAAGTCCATCGGTGACGGCTGGGGCCGGACGTGGCAACTAGTGCCGTTCGGCGGCGGCTCGACCGATCCCCAGATGCTCAACAAACGCGGCGAGATGTTCAACAGCTGCAAAACGTGGCTGAAGCTCGGCGGCGCGCTGGACGATCAGGAGACCGCTGATGACCTGTCGGCAGCAGAGTACAAAGTCAGGGTGGACGGCAAGATCGTCATTGAGCCGAAGGAAGATATCAAAGAGCGCTTGGGCCGCTCGCCCGGCAAGGGTGATGCCCTGCTGCTGACGTTTGCTTTCCCGGTTACGAAGCGGCTGCGCATTCCTGGTCAGGAGAGTCAGCAGGGCCGGACGCTCTCAGAGTATGACCCGTATGCATGAATCGAGTTGCGAATCTGCAACTCGGTCATAAAAATGCCCGCTCATCGGCGGGCTGATTGTGACATGTCACGGCGTTAGCGAATTTCGATGTCAGGGATGATAACCGACGGTTTGAACGTGACGCGGTACTGATTGATGCTGGCGTTTGTTCCGCTAAGGTCTTCCATGAACCATGTAACGTTATCCGACAGGCCTAGCATGTGCTTCTTGAACGTGTTCGGCCCAGTCTTGCATATCACGCCAAGAGTACGATCAGTGCTGGAGTTATCCTTCGAGCACAGGCCTGTAATCTCCAGCATGAAATCTCCAGTGATTCCGTTGTAAAAAACAAAACGGCGTTGGGCTTCAAAGTTGTCAGCAGCTTTGCTTACGTTACGGCTCGCCACGTCTGCATCGTTAACATCACAGGCAGATAGCAGCATAACCGCCAGAACCATAAAAACCTTTTTCATAAATTCACCTTAAAAAAATGCCCGGCGAACCGGGCGAATAAACGGGAGGTGCCTTCCGTGGCAGTGGGTTTACAACACAACGTCATCGCAATGGCGCTCTGGTGTAAAAAGGGCGGTGGTCAGCCCTTCAAGGGAAACTGCCACCGCCAAGACTTCACAGCTACCGAGTTATCACGGTCCTGAGGCGTGATTGGGTTGTGGTGGTGGTGCCTCCACCTGCCGGATCGGCTGAGTCCGGCGACGTTACACTATCAAGAGCGCATTCATTTAAAAGTTGAATGGTTTAGCCTCGTCACGTGCGCATAGCCGCAATTACCACAACGGAAAGAGCACTGGCTAACCAGGCGCGCCGACTCTTCACGATTATCGACTCAATGCTCTTACCTGTTGTGTTCGCGGGGTCTACTTCCCTCCTGTCACGGTTCTTTCCCCGCGTCATCATGTGTTCATTCGGTACATGAAACCCTTATGTTGTGGCGGCCGGTGCTGATCTCCGGCTTACTGGTTGGAGCGCCCTCACCACCAGTTACACTGTCTTGAGGCGCCGATTGGTTACGGCTTGCCATGAGCGCTGTTTATACATCGGTCGAGCATCAGCCTGCGCATTCACCACAACATTGAGAGCACTACCCAGCACCACATCGTTATTCCTGGGAGGTCAACATTTAATGCTCTCATCGTTATGCCCTCGTCTCTTCCGAGGTGTCACACCGTACTGCCGCGATGGTGAGTCGCCTTTCGTGCTTGCCTGGCTTGCACATTCCGGCTACCCGGTCAGGGAACATACTTCAGGGAACCTGACCGGACCGCTGCGGCGCATGTGCCATACACCGTAAAGCCTCACTACACCGGCGCGCTTCCCCGTTTGCATTAACGACAAGACTCAAGAGTCATGTTACGAAGTGCGCCGATCACACTGTTTTACGCCAACGAGTGTTACCTGAAGGGTAATAATTCATCAGGAATATGTCAACTACCTACGTGAAATAATTCTTATGTGGTTAAATAGGTAATAATTTAATCATGTTTGGAGTATCGCCATGTGCATGGGTAGCTCGCCGTCAGTGCCGTCAGCACCAGAAGTTCAGGCCGCGCCGCAGGAACAGGACGCAGCCGTTATTGATGCGCGCGATGAAGAAACTCGCCGCCGCCGGGCTGCTGCCGGGCGCAACTCTACGCTGCTGACTGGTGCGCAGGGCGACACCAACGCAGCCAATACCAGCGGCAAAACGCTTCTCGGTCAGTAAGGGCGGATCATGACGACGGAAACCACCAAAGAGCGCTTGATGAAACAGTTTGCACAACTGGATTCAGACCGCTCGTCTTTCGAACCGCACTGGCGGGATCTGTCTGATTTCATCAACCCGCGCGGCAGCCGCTTCCTGGCGTCTGATGTGAACCGAAATGAGCGCCGCAATACCAAGATTGTCGACCCATCGGCAACGATGGCTAACCGAACGCTGGCAAGCGGCATGATGTCCGGCATCACCTCCCCGGCGCGCCCGTGGTTCAAGCTGGCAACGCCAGATCCGGAAATGATGGATTACGGCCCGGTTAAGGTCTGGCTGGAAACCGTGCAGAAGCGCATGAACGACATGTTCAATAAGTCGAATCTGTACCAGTCACTGCCGCTGCTGTACTCCAGTCTCGGCACCTACAGCACTGGCGCGATGGCCGTACTGGAAGACGACGCCGACATTATCCGCACACAGATGTTTCCGATCGGCAGTTACCACCTGGCTAACAGCCCACGTGGCAGCGTCGACACCTGCTTCCGCAAATTCTCCATGACTGTGCGCCAGCTGGTGATGGAGTTCGGCCTTGATAAGGTCAGCACCTCCGTTAAAGGCATGTGGGAATCCGGCATGTACGAGAAGTGGATCGAGGTGATGCACTCCGTATACCCGAACACAAACCGAGAAACGGGCAAGCTGGATGCGAAGAACAAGCCGTACAAATCGGTTTACTTCGAGGTGGGCGGCGACAACGACAAACTGCTGCGCGAATCCGGTTACGACGAATTCCCGATCATGGCCCCGCGCTGGGAAGTGAACGGCGAAGATGTTTACGGCTCATCCTGCCCTGGCATGATTGCGCTCGGTCAGGTTAAAGCCCTGCAACTGGAGCAGCGCCGCAAATCTCAGATGATTGACAAACAGACCAACCCGCCGATGGTTGGTCCGTCATCGCTCAAAAACCAGCGCGTTTCCCTGCTGCCAGGTGACATCACATACATCGACCAGATGACCGGTCAGGACGGATTCAAGCCTGCCTACCTGGTCAATCCGGACATGAACGGCCTGCTGGCTGACATTCAGGACACGCGCCAGATCATCGACCGCGCCTACTTTGTCGACTTGTTCATGATGCTCCAGAGCATTAACACCCGCTCTATGCCGGTGGAAGCGGTGATCGAGATGAAGGAGGAAAAACTCCTGATGCTCGGCCCTGTGCTGGAGCGCCTGAACGACGAATGCCTGAACCCGCTGATCGACCGTGCATTCGCCATGATGGTGCGCAAGAACATGATTCCGCCAGCTCCGGACGTTATGCAGGGCATGCCGCTGCGCGTGGAATACATCTCGGTTATGGCTCAGGCGCAGAAATCTATCGGCCTGTCCTCCCTTTCTCAGTCGGTTGGCTTCATCGGTCAGCTGGCGCAGTTCAAACCAGAAGCGCTCGACAAGCTCAACGTGGATCAGGCCATCGACTCATTCGCTGAAATGTCCGGCGTATCCGCGACCGTTGTACTGCCGCAGGAGCAGGTCGACCAGATCCGCAATGACCGCGCTCAGCAGCAGCAACAGCAACAGGCAGTGCAGATGGGGATGGCGGCAGCGCAGGGCGCTAAAACACTCAGCGAGGCGCAGACCTCTGAGCCTAGCGCTCTGACGGCTCTCACCAGAGCAGCGGGAGGCGCGCAGCAATGACAGACGCATGGGATGACGAACAACCAACCGCCGAACAGCAGAAGCGCCAGCTCGAACTGGCAGAGCGTGACGCCGAGGATATTCGAAAGGTCATGAGCACTGAGTCAGGCCGCCGGGTCATTTGGTCTGTGCTTGAGCAGGGAAAAGTATTTGCGGCCACGTTCTCCGTGGATCCGTGCGTAACAGCATTCAACGAGGGGCAACGCAATCTGGCACTGGTTTTATTCAGCCGCGTCATGACCGTATGCCCGGAACAGTATCTGAAGATGGCCGACGAAGCCAAAAACAGGAGTGAGCAATGAATTTATTTGATCGTCTGCTTAATCGCCGCCTCTGCAATGAGCAGTCAGCTGATGGTGGCGCGGCACCGGCCCCATCTGAGCCAGCACCTGCTGCACCGGCACCAACTGCTGAACCAGCTCAGCCTGAGGGCGATAAACCGCAGCCTGGCGCTGAAGGTGATAAGCCTTCCGACCCTGAAAACCCGGAAGCGGGAAAGGACGGTGAGAAGGATAAGCCCAAGGACGAGAAAGACAAAAAGACCGAAGGCGCACCTGAGAAGTACGAATTCAAGCCAGCTGAAGGTCAGGAACTGGACAGCGCCGCGCTGGAGCAGTTCGAGCCTATCGCACGTGAGCTGAACCTCAGCAACGAGCAGGCGCAGAAGATGGTCGATCTGTACGGCACCAAGATCCTGCCGATGGTGCAGCAGCAACAGGCGGAAGCCTGGCAGAAGACCACCGAGCAATGGGCTGCCGACGTTAAGGCCGACAAAGAGATCGGCGGCGACAAGCTGACAGGCAGCATCAGTGTGGCCCAGCGCGCGCTCGATACGTTCGGTGATCCGGACCTAAAAGAATACCTGAACGCATCTGGCCTCGGTAATCACCCTGGCCTGATCAAGTTCTGCGTGAAAGTCGGTAAGGCCATGTCAGAAGACGGCATGGTCACCGGGAAAGAAGCCGGTCAGCGTTCTGCTGCCGAAGTGCTTTATGGCAACTAAGAGAGGAAACAACCATGGCTGTTAAAGGCTTAACTGCGCTGACGCTGGCTGACTGGGGTAAGCGCGTAGATCCAGACGGGAAGGTCGATAAGATTATCGAACTGCTCGGCCAGACCAACCCGATCCTGGACGATATGCCGTTTGTGGAAAGTAACTCACCGACGGGACATCGTACGACCATCCGCACCGGCCTGCCGGATGCTTACTGGCGCATGATTAACTCCGGCGTGCCGAAAGGCAAATCAACCACGGTACAGATCACCGATACCATGGGTATGCTCGAAACGTACGCCGAGATTGATAAATCGCTGGCCGACCTCAACGGCAACACCAGTGAATTCCGCATGTCTGAAGACCGCGCCTTCCTGGAAGGCATGAATCAGCGCATGGCTCAAACGCTGTTCTACGGTGATACCAGCGTCAACCCGCAGCAGTTTATGGGTCTGGCACCGCGCTACTCCAGCAAATCAGCTGGTAACGGTCAGAACATTATCGATGCTGGCGGCACCGGCACCGATAACACTTCGATCTGGCTGGTGGTCTGGGGTGAGAACACCGTGCACGGCATCTTCCCGAAAGGCCAGAAAGCCGGTCTTCAGATGGAAAACAAAGGTCAGCAGACGCTGCTTGACGCTAACGGCAACCCTTATGAAGGCTACCGTACCCATTACAAGTGGGATGCTGGCCTGACTCTGCGCGACTGGCGCTATGTGGTTCGCATCGCTAACGTCGATGTAAGCGATCTGAGCACCGGCAGTGCAGCGAACATCGTGAAACTGATGATTGCCGCTCTGCATCGCATCCCGAACCGTGGCATGGGCAAACCGGTCTTCTACATGAACCGCACCATTGCCCAGGCGCTGGATACGCAGTCTCTGGATAAAGCTTCTCTGGCGCTGAGCGTCAAAGAGACGGAAGGCCAGTTCTGGACCAGCTTCCGTGGTGTTCCGATCCGTGAAACTGACGCGCTTCTGGAAACTGAATCCCGCGTTGTGTAACGCCTGTCATTAACCAATGGGCCGAAAGGCCCATGTATGGAGAAAGAAAGATGATCCTCGACAAACTGTTGATGTTCTCCGAGAAGCAGGCTGTTACCGCTTCAGCTGCCTCGACTGATGTAATCGACCTGGGACCGATTGACGGCACTGTCCGCGACATCGGCGTGGGCGAGCCGCTGGAATGGATCGTGAACGCTGACACCACGGCAACCGCCTCAGGTGCTGCAACGGTCAACGTCAACCTGCAAACCAGCCCGGATAACTCCACCTGGACGACCATTGCTAGCTCTGGTGATCTGGCTCTGTCTGCGCTGACTGCTGGTAAGCGTATCGTCTCGCAGAAAGTGCCTCAGGGTGTTCAGCGCTACCTGCGTCTGAACTATACGGTAGGCACTGGCCCGCTCACCGCCGGTTCTTTCACCTCCGGCATTCTTCTGGATGTGGATGGTAACAACCGTTACTACCCATCCCGTTCACGCATCACTGGTTAAGGAGCTGTAAATGTCACAGGAAAAAGCAACCTACCGAATTCTGCGACTCTCTTTTATCGGCAACCAACTGCTGGAAGAAGGCGCGGAAGTGCAATACGACGGCGAGCCGGGAAGCAACCTTGAGCCGCTGAACGATGCGGCGAAGGCGGCGAAGAAGAAGGCTGATCAGAAGCGCGGCAAGTCTGTTGCTGACGACGCTCCCGCGCCGGTGGCATCAGTGATTAAGCCTGCTGATGCTGACGATAATCTGGCTGATCTCCAGCAGCAGTATGAGGAATTGTTCGACAAAAAACCTCATCACGCTGCTAGCGCCGATACGCTCCGCGAGAAAATCGCAGATAAGCGGAAAGAACTGGGCATCTGAGCCTCGGGAACTAAACAGGGGGCTTCGGCCCCCTTCTTGTAGGAGCGCATTATGGAACTGGTAAACCTCAAAACCGGCACTGACAGCTATCAGGATGAAGATGGCGTGACTAAAACCCGCGACGATTATCCCTGGGGCCTGTGCATTGAGCTGAATAACGAGACGCTGAAAAAGCTGAACGCTTCACCTCAGGCGGTTGGCTCAGAAGTGATGATCACCGCGAAGGCCACCATCCGATCTGTGTCGTCGCGCGAAAGTGAGGAAGGCGTTAATCACAATGCCAGCCTTCAAATCACCGACATGGCTATTGTCCCGGTATCCGGTGAACAGTCGAAATCAGCAGCACAAACGCTGTACGGTGAAGGGGACGAATAATGGCATCCGTCATCGAGATTTGTAACCTCGCGCTGAGCAACATCGGCAACAGCCGCAGCATCAACAGCCTGATCGAAGCCAGTAAAGAGGCCGGACAATGCGCGCTGCACTTCGATGCCTGCCGTGACGCTGTGCTGGCTGACGCTGACTGGAACTTTGCGACCAAACGTCTTGCCCTAGCTGATACCGGAACACCGCCGCCAGACTGGGCGTATGCCTACCAGTACCCGACTGACTGTTTGCGGATCGTTGCAATCATGCTGCCTGGTGTTCGCAACCCGACCGCCGCCATGCGCGTTCAGTACGAAGTCGGCGCGAATGCCGACGGCACCGGTCGCCTGATTTACACGGATCAGCAGGAAGCATGGCTGCGTTACATCTCTCGCGTGACTGACGTCAATATGTTTGATCCAATCTTTATGGAGGCGCTGGCCTGGCGTCTGGCTGCCGCTATCAACATGGCGATCACCGGTGACGCTAACCTGGGACAATTCGCCCTTGGCATGTACGGACGCACTATTCTTAGCGCCGGATCGCACAGCATGAACGAGTCACAGGAGCCGCAGGCACCTGATAGCGAATTCACCGCAGCGAGGTTGTCATAATGGGCTTCAGTTGGATCCAGCCAAGTTTTGCCGGTGGTGAGATTGGCCCGTCGCTGTATGGCCGCATCGACATGGCAAAATATTCCGTTGCGCTGCGCAAATGCGACAATTTCATCGTGCGGCAGTATGGCGGCGTAGAAAACCGCCCCGGTACACGATTTGTGGGCCAGACAAAGTATCCGGACCGCAAATGCCGCCTGATCCCTTTCCAGTTCTCAACTGTACAGACGTATGCGCTGGAGTTCGGGCATAACTACCTGCGCGTCATTAAAGACGGGGCGTATGTACTGAACAGCAGCAACGGAATTTACGAGCTGGCGATGCCGTATACCGAAGCGGATCTATTTCGCATCAAATTTACTCAGAGTGCTGACGTCCTGACTCTGGTTCATCCGTCATACCCGCCGAAAGAGCTGCGCCGGTACGCGCATGACAACTGGCAGATTGTTGACGTGATTACGAAAAACGGCCCCTTTGAGGATATTAACGTTGATGAAAGCGTGACCGTTTACGCCAGCGATACAACTGGCACGATCACCCTTACCGCCAGCGCGGCAATTTTTGGCGCTGAGCAGGTCGGCAAGCTCTTTTATCTGGAGCAGCCGGCCATTGACTCTGTGCCGGTGTGGGAAACCAGCAAGACCACGGCCATTAACGATATTCGCCGCGCAGACAGTAACTACTATCGCGCTAATACCGCAGGAAAGACCGGTACGCTTCGCCCGTCGCACACTGAAGGCATGGCATATGATGGCTGGGGTGGCACCGGCGAGTCCGATACTGGCATCCAGTGGCAGTATCTCCATAGTGGATTTGGCATTGTGCGTATCACCGCAGTTGGCGGCGGCGGCACCACGGCGACGGCAACCGTCATTTTACGCATCCCGGAAAACGTAGTCGGCAGCACAAAGGCCAGTTATAAGTGGGCGCGCTACGCCTGGAACAGCGTTAACGGCTACCCTGGCACCGTTGTCTATTATCAGCAACGCCTTTATTTCGCAGCGTCTACGGCGTATCCACAAACAATATGGGCGAGCCGGGTTGGTGATTACAAAGATTTTGGCAAGAGCAATCCAACGCAGGATGATGACCGGATCATCTACACCTATGCCGGTCGGCAGGTAAATGAAATTCGTCATCTGATCGACGTTGGTTCGCTGGTGGTTCTCACCTCCGGCGGTGAATTTGTTGTGACCGGTGACCAGAATAAGGTTCTCACCCCGAGTTCATTCTCGCTGAGTTCGCAGGGTTCGAACGGATCCAGCAACGTGCCGCCAATCGCCGTTGCCAACATTGCACTATTCGTCCAGGAAAAGGGCAGCGTAATACGCGATCTGGCTTACTCCTTTGATGTCGACGGGTTCCAGGGTAACGACCTGACCATCCTCGCAAACCATCTTTTCCAGAAGCGCAGCATCGTTGACTGGTGTTTCTGCATCGTCCCGTATTCAACGGCGTTCTGCGTTCGTGATGACGGCAAACTGCTTTGCATGACCTATCTGCGGGATCAGCAGGTTTTCGCCTGGGCGCCGCAGTCCAGTACAGGCAAATACGAAAGCACCTGCTCTATCAGCGAGGGCAACGAAGATGCGGTGTATTTTGTCGTTAACCGGACAATCGGTGGGCAGACGGTTCGCTATATCGAGCGCCTTGCCAGCCGCCTGTTTACTGACGATCAGGACGCCTTCTTTGTTGATTCCGGTCTGAGCTACGACGGCAGGAATAAGAGCGCGGCGCGCGCTGTGACCATTACTGGCGGTAGTGGCAACTGGAGCTATCAGCAGCAGTACACGCTCAATATCACCGGCGGTGCTTATTTCAACAGTGGCGATGTCGGGGCGCAAATTCAACTGCCTTATTCAGACATAGATCAGGGCACAGGTGAATCGGTGGCGAAAGAACTGCGTTGCGACATTGTGTCAGTGATCAGCGGCACTGCTGCCGTGGTATCAGTTAATCGTGATGTACCGCTGGTACTGCGCAATGCTGCAACAACCAACTGGCAGATGGCTCGCCAGACGTTTTCTGGCCTTTCTCACCTTGAGGGCCAGACGGTTAACATCATGTCAGATGGGAACGTTGAGCCTCAGAAAGTGGTATCCAGCGGCGCTGTCACCCTTGAATCTCCGGGCGCTGTAGTCCACATCGGGCTGCCCATCACCGCAGAGTTTGAAACGCTGGACATCAACATTAACGGTCAGGAAACACTGCTCGATAAAAAGCAGATCATCCCGTCGGTGACGCTCGTTGTTAACGCCAGTCGCGGCATTTTTGCTACGACGCCGGGCGGTAAATGGTACGAGTACCCGCAGCGCGAATTTGAGTTTTACGATGATCCGGTAAACGACGCCACCGGCAAGGTAGAGGTGAAGCTCGACAGCAACTGGGATACAAACGGGCGCGTCAAAATCCGACAGACTGACCCACTGCCGCTTTCTGTGCTGGCGGTGATCCCACGACTGACTGTCGGAGGTAAGTAATGGTCAAAATTGAGGTTGTCCCGGCCACCGCCGACCATATCGAGGCGCTGATCCCTATGGTCAGGCAGGCGGATCTTGATGAATTCTCCGCTATCAACGGATGGGATGCGCGACGGGTGCTGGAGACTGGCCTTCGCACGTCCACGTTTACTGTTGCCGGTCTGGCAGACGGGCGGGTGGTCACCGTGTTTGGCGTGGCCCCGGCGTCTATGCTGGGGGGCGCTGGCATCCCCTGGCTTGTGGCGACCGACGAACTGGAAAAGCACCAGTTTGCCTTCCTCCGCCGGTGCCGGAACGGCGTCAATGCAATGCTGGACGTTTACCCTTATCTTGAAAACTACGTTGACGAGCGCAACCACGTCGCCAAGGCGTGGCTGCACTGGCTTGGTTTTACGATTGAAGAGGCCGCGCCGATTGGCATCGCTGGCCTGAATTTTCACCGCTTCCACCAGGAGAGAAAATAATGTGCGGACCAGTAGCGGTAGGCGTGGCAGTGCTTGCGGCATCTGCCATGCAGGCTTATAGCCAGCATCAGCAGGGCAAGTATCAGTCTGCGGTTGCTGAGCAGAATGCGGACATTGCTGAAGGGCAGGCACAGGATGCCGTTAACCGTGGGAACATCGCAGCCGATCAGCGCCGTCGCGAGATGCGTCAAAGAGCTGGCTCGGCAAATGCCGCAATGGGTGCAGCCGGTACTGATCTTAGCAGCGGATCGGCGCTGGATGTATTCAGTGATAACGCGATGTTTGGCGAACTGGATGCACTGACAACCGTGAACAATGCGCAGCGCGAGGCTTATGGCTATCAGGTGCAGGGCATGAACGCCACTGCACAGGGACGCGCCGCCAAGAGTGCCGCAAACGCGGCGGTTACGCAGACCCTGCTCACTGCGCCACTGAAAGCATACGGCGCTTACCAGATGGGCGGCGGCACGTGGAGTCCGTTCACGCAGAGCGCGGCGCCAATTTCTTCCGCAGTCGGCACACCAACCGGTCGATAAAAGGAGCAGATCATGCCAGTTGTACCAACCACCACCGGGCGGCAGGTAGAAAGCCGCGGCGTCCAGACAGGCGGATTCACTGCATTCAACGTGCCGACGACAGGTGAAGTCCTCGCGGACGCTACCAGCCAGTACGCTGGCGCATTTGCAGAAGCCAAACAGCGTGCCAATGTCGCGTTTACACAGGAAGCATCACTCCAGCTGAATGCTGTTGGAAACGATCTGCTGAATAACCCGGATTCAGGTTTCATGAATCTCCAGGGCAAAAACGCCGTCGGCAAAGGCCAGGAATACGTGCAGCAGTTCGATTCCCAAGTGCAGAGCATTGCATCAAATTTGCCTGATGAGCAGTCACGCAATGCCTTTCTCCAGCAGGCGCAGCAGCAGCGGATCCAGTTCGAGACAACGGCCGTCCGTCATGAAGTCGGTCAGGCGCGGCAGTATGAAGAAGGCCAGTTTCAAGCCACACTAACTTCAAGCGCTAATACTGCATCAGGTCTATACAGCGATAACGCTGCATATATCTCTGTCAACAAACAAACGTTTGATCAGATTGAACAGTACGGTGCTGCACACGGCTGGAGTCCTGAGCAGATTCAGGCGAAAAAGGTTGAGTTTAAAGAAAAGGTAGCCGACACCGCACTTTCTCAGTGGTCAGCAAATGACGCCATCGGTTTCATTCAAAGCAACGGGGAATTAAGCGATACGGTTGCCGGTTCCCGGCGTGCGTTATCAGCTGGTTCAGCTGGTGTTCGAGGTATTCGTAACAATAACCCTGGCAATCTTGAATACAGCGATACAAACCCGTGGGTAGGGCAGGCGGGAAGTGATGGCCGGTTTGCTAAATTCGAGACGCCTGAACATGGGATTCGTGCGTTGGGGCGCAACCTGATTTCTTACCAGAAGCAGGGGATCGACACTGTCAACGACATCATAAACCGATGGGCTCCGCCGGAAGATAAAAACAACACTTCAGCTTACATAGATGCGGTGTCCGCGAAACTTGGTGTGGAACCAAACCAACCGATTAATGCTTCAGATCCCGATACACTCCAAGCTCTGTGCGCCGCAATCATTCATCACGAAAATGGCGATCAGCCATACAACGCACAACAACTCAGCAGTGGCGTTAATGCCGCGCTGGGTATCACGGATCTTCCTGCCAGTAATAAGCGCTATACCGGCAACGCCGCATTCGACGCGGCCAGTCCGCAGGCACAGGCTGCATTCCTTCGCCAGTCAGAACAGATGCGAAATCAGCAGCAGGCTGAATACCGCGCTTTGCTGGATGGCCGGGTGCGCGACGCTAATGCCGCTTACCAGCGCGGTGTTGAGTTTCCCAGCGCGCCATCTCAGTCCGATTTTATGGCGGCCTACGGAGTACGTGAGGGTAACGCCCGCTACACTGAATTCCGCAATAACCAGATCGCCGGCCAGTATATCGGCGCGTTTCGCACGCTCCCAACCAAAAGTATTGAATCCGCCGTCAAGGGGCTTGAACCGGGAACCGAGGAAACAGGCGAAGGGTATGCAGCGCGCGCCCAGACTTATGACGCCGTTGTGCGAGCCGCAAGCGAAGTCATCAAGCAGCGCCAGGCTGACCCGATACAATTCTCTCTGGCGTCAGGTCAGGCTAAGCCGCTCGATCTGTCAAATCAGCAGAACTTCGGCGCAAGCATAGCGTTGCGGTCGTCTCAGGTTAACGATCTATCCCGTGACTATGGCACGCCTCTGACATTCTTTTCTAAGGAAGAGGTCAATCAGATCGGCACGTTCTTCCGGGACGCGCCTGTATCCCAGCAGTCTGCCTATCTCGACACAATCCATAAAAGCACCGGCGGCGGTAAGACCTACATGGCGGCGCTGCAGCAAATCAGCGTTAATGCGCCATCGGCTGCGGTTGCCGGGATTCTTATGGACAAGCCTGGCGGTGTGGTTGCTGAGAAGAACTGGTTCAATCCTGATGTTTCTGTGTCGCCTTCGACCGCATCGCAAACCATTCTGGCTGGTGCCGCAGCGCGTAAGGGCTCGAAAGAGGCCAAGGGCATGACAATGCCCAAAGAAAACGATATGCGTCTCGAATTCAGCGATACCGTTAAAGATGCATTCGCCGGTGACGCACAGGGCGCATCTATGGCGTATGACGTTGCGAAAGACTACTACGCCGGGGTGATGGCGCAGAAGGGCGATCTCTCTGGTGAGCTGGATTCTGACGTCTGGAAGCAGGCGATCAACGTCGCTACCGGCGGCGTGCATGATTACAACGGCATGGGTAATGTCCTGCTGCCGTGGGGCATGTCTTCTGAGCAGTTCGATAAAGAGGTTAATCAGGCATGGGAAACGCAGGTTACCGGTGCTGGCGTTAAGGCTCCGCCGGGGCAGTACGGCCTGCAAAGCTACGGCGACAGCCAGTATCTTGTGAAGCTCGGTACCGGCTATCTGCTGAAGCCTGACGGATCGCCAGTCATTATCGACCTGACGCAGCAGCGCCTGCGCTTTACGGGAGACATTCCGCAATGAGCTACTTCGGATTTAACCCGGTAAACCAGAACCAGCAGCTGGACCAGGCCGCTTCTAACCCAATCGGAAGCCCTAAAAACGATGTCGGCTTTTTCGATGGTACGGTCAGCGGTGCCGCATCAGGTCTTTATTCCGGTCTTGTTGCAAAGCCTGACCAGCTTTTGTGGGCTGGCGTTGATGCGGTCGTATCGCCCATCGCTCAGTTTGTTAACGACAACACATCGTTTCGTGACACGTCACCCGAATACATTGCACGGCAGAGAGAGCTTGCTGCAGCACAGGTTAAGCGCCTGACGCCGGATGCTGCTACCACCGGCACCGCAGGACAGGTGCTGTACGGACTTTTCGATATGGGATCGCAGGCAGTAGTCAGCACACTGGCGGCCGGTCCTGCTGGCGCAGCAGCTGCTGTGACCAGCCTGCAGGGGTTCTCCGAGTTTGAGCGACTGCGCGGCGAAGGCGTCGATTACAGCACCGCTCAGGATGTGGCGCTGGTGCACGGCCTAACAGCTGGGGCTGGCACAGTTATACCGATGAGCATCGGCCTGCGTGCTGGTGGCGCACTGGCTGAAGGTGTTGGTGCTCAGTTATCACGTTCGGCGCTTGGCAATGCTGCTGGTGCCGTTGCGCGCGCTGCTCCTGATATCGCTTACGCAGCAGGTACAAACGTCGCCTTTGGTATGGCTATGCGCGGCAGCACCGCCTCTATCCTGAGAAATAATGGATATGAGGATATGGCCTCGCAATATGAAGTGTTCGATAAGCAGGCGATGGCGATCGATGCAGTTCTCGGCCTGGCATTCGGCGGCGTAGGCCGGTTCGTAAACTCCCGCGGGGAAAATGTTCGTCCGCCTGATTTCATGCCTGCTGATGTCGATGCAGCGCTGGCGGCCAATGCTGCTCACCATGCTGAGTTTGATATCGCTCCCGGAATTCCGGTCAATGTGCTGTCACGCGATGCGCATGCCCAGGCACTACGGCAGGCGATGCAGGACGTCAGCGCAGGCAGATCTGTAGATGTGGCGAGCATTGTTGAGCCAGCGGCATTCACCAGCATACCGGCACGGCGCAGCATTATATCGCAGGCACTGGAAGAGATGCTTTCTCAGGCAGATGAGGGTGCAACCGCCAGATCTCTTGAAATGCGGACGCTTGAGGATCAGGCTGCGCAAATTCTTCCGCGTGGTGACCGCAAGGTTTACCAGTCTGAGATAGCCAACAGTGAGCGCATTATCACCAACCTTACTGAGCAGCGTAACCAGATACTGGCAGAGCAGCCAGCGGGGAGCGGCAAAGCGCTGTCCCGTGCCCGCGTCGACAAGCAGGCAAGACTGAGAGATGTAGACCAGCGGATCAGCGAAGCACAGGGGCGGCTGGAATTCTCTCGTAACGCACTGGCCCCGCATGAGCCGGGGGGTGAATTCTTTGAGGCCAGGGCAGAGATCGACCGCAGGCAGCAGGCAGAGGCCGAGCTTGATGCTCAGGCTCTTTCATTTTTCCGCACGGCAGAAGTTCGCTCCGCCGATGAAGTTGCACCGCTGGAGCAGAATGCGGCCCTCCGGGATATAGACCGCACGCCAGAGCCAAGAATGACAGAGAATCAGCAGGACATTGACGTGATGGCTGCTGAAGAGTCCCTGGCATCATCGCCAGATATGATGATCACCGTGCTCGATGATGAAGGAAATCCGCAATCCAGAAGCGCGCGTGAGGTGCTCGATGATGCCGCGCGGGAAAATGAGCAGGCCGTGCAGGACTCCAGACTTTTCGATGTCGCTGTTGCGTGTTTCTTAAGAGGATAGATTATGCGTCAGGAATGTATTAACGCCGTGCAGCAGGCCGCAAGCCGCCGACTCACGCAGCAGGAAATCCAGAATATTGAAGACCGTATTTACCGGAACATGCGACAACTGGCCCGCAATGATCCGGCTTCATGGCGGGCGATGACTGACGCAGAACGTCTGCGCCGGGCCGGGCAGTTAGCAGCTAATGAGCTTACCAACGAAGCAGCTCTGAAGAAGCGCCGCGTTGCTCTCACCATTGCAGCCAGACAGCGTCTCGACGCCTTCATAAAGACCTACCAGGGGAAAGACGGCAAGCTTGAGGCGCTTAACCGCACCATCGCCTTTCACGCTGACGGTAAATCAAATTTCCTGTCAGTAGAATCACGAGGTAAAGCCACCCGAGACTACGCGCTCAGCCAGATTCAGGAAGCATTTGAAGCGGTAGACCCGAGATTCTTCCACCTGTTTGAGGATGAGGGCAGCGTGCGTGATCTGGTTTACGAGATGCGCGGGCAGGACACCGGCAACGTCAGGGCTAAGAAGGGAGCAAAAGCATGGTCAGGCGTTACTGAATTGCTGCGCCAGCGTTTCAATGACGCTGGTGGCGATATTGGCTACTTGGAAAACTGGGGCATCCCTCAGCACCACTCAATGGAGAAAGTCGGCAGGGTTTCACAGGATAAGTGGGTTAGCGACGTCATCGGCAAACTGGATCGGAAGTACTACATCAAAGATGATGGCCAGTTGATGAGCGACGCGGAGCTGAGTACCTTCCTCGGAGAAGCATACAACACCATCTCCACCGGCGGGCTGAACAAACTAAGCGACACCGGCATGCGCATTTCAGGCGCGCGCTCTAATCGCGGTAATGCATCCCGGCAGATCCACTTTAAAGATGCAGATTCCTACCTTGAGTATCAGCGCGAATATGGTGATCGCTCTCTGTGGGAGGTAATGGTCGGGCACCTTGAGGGTATCAGCAAAGATATTGCGCTGGTTGAAACTTATGGTCCGAATCCAGACCACGTTTTCCGATCTATCCTTGATGAGGTTACGGCTGAACAGGCCACCGCCAACCCGGAACGCACCGGCAGAATTAAGCGACTGGCTAACAGCACCGAGAACCTTTACAACTTTATCGCCGGGAAGACGCAGCCGATCGCCAATCCGCATATCGCACGGTGGTCAGACAACATCCGCAACTGGATGGTGGCGAGCCGCCTTGGGTCTGCGCTGCTTGCATCTTTCTCTGACCTGGGCACGATGTACATGTCGGCGAAGGTAGCGAACATCCCTATGAACAAGCTTTTCATGAACCAGCTTGAGGCGATGAACCCGGCAAACAGGACTGAGCTTGCCCGCGCCCGCCGCGCTGGCCTGGCAATGGAATCTCTGCTAGGCAGTGTTAACCGCTGGGCAATGGATAATATGGGCCCGTCTGTTTCTCGCTGGGCGGCGACGGCGGTAATGCGCGCCAGCGGCCTGACAGCATGGACGGATGCACACAAGCGCGCCTACGGCGTGACGATGATGGGCAGCCTTGGCGAAGTGGTCAGCAGGGTGCCAGATCTGCGAAGTCTCGATGACAGTGATTTCCGCATACTGAAGAGCAAGGGGATCACTGAGCAGGATTTCAGCGTGTGGAAGCTGGCGCAGCAGGAAGACTGGGGCAATGGCAACACGACTATGCTTACCCCGGAAAGTATTATGCGGGTCCCTGATGCTGCGGTTATGCACTTAGGGATCCCTGATCGAGTCAGGTTTGAAGCTATGCGCCGGCTGCTTGCCGCAGTGTCTGAAGAAGTCGACATGGCGGTGATCACTCCGGGCGCGCGTGAGCAGCTTCTTACCGGTGGCGGCTTGCAGCGCGGGACATGGAAAGGCGAGTTGACCCGTTCCGTGTTCCTGTTCAAATCGTTTCCGATCTCTGTTGTGTTGCGGCACTGGACGCGCGCAATGGGGATGCCTTCCGCCGGCGGACGGGCTGCTTATATCGCCGCATTCCTCGCCAGCACCACGATGCTTGGCGCGCTGTCCCAGCAACTAAACGACATGGCATCCGGGCGCAATCCTCGGGATATGACCGGGAAAGATGCCGGTAAATTCTGGCTCGGCGCGCTGTTGAAGGGGGGCGGACTTGGGCTATATGGTGACTTCCTTCTTTCTGACCACACCCGTTACGGTGGCGGCGCACTCGCTTCTATGCTGGGCCCTGTAGCTGGCCTGGTTGATGATGTGGTCAAGCTGGCGCAAGGTATTCCTCTTAATGCTGTTGAAGGTAAGCCAGAACAGACCGGTGGAGATCTGGTTAAACTTGGCAAGGGTCTCATTCCTGGTGCTAATCTGTGGTATGCGAAAGCGGCACTTGACCATATGATATTTAACCAGTTGCAGGAATACTTCTCGCCTGGCTACCTACGCAAGGTAGAGCAGAGATCGAAGAAGAATTTTAATCAAACATACTGGTGGCGGCCGCAGGATACGCTTCCGAAATAGGAGTGCTATGATTCCAATAATTACTGCAGTTGTGGCTTTGTCTGCCTTGGTCTTATTAAACAGGAGAGGAACAATTGGCGACGATGGTTTCTCAGTTGCTGTGGTGATAATTCTTTCTGGTTTGGCAGGATATTACGGCGTATCACAATATTAATGTGACATGTCACAAAGGCCGCGCTTGCGGCCTTTATTGTGTGAAGTCCGTTAACTGGTAACAACATTAACCCGGCCGGTTATCTTTATTCTTATCTGGTGTGTTTTTTTATCTGCTCAGCGCAGTAGTCCAGGTGTGAGGAAAGATCTGCGAGTGACATTTGTGAACTTGTCACATAGTTTATCAACGCCACCAGTTCGGCAGATGCGCCGCTGACGTCGTAACCATCCTTTTCAAGCTCCCTCAGTAACTCCATAAGGTGCGATTCTTCAATCAGGGATCTGACGCCTCCCGGCGTATGTATTCGTTCAGAAAATCCGGCTTCGAGCGGGTGATGATACTGACGTTGCATTGCGCATCCTCCGTGCAAAAATACTGTATGGATATACATATATCAGAAGGCGGTGATTTCCTCCAGAATTATTTAGTTACCCTACTGGTAATATTTTGCTCTGAATTATTACCTTTAATTCATATGTGGTTGCGTGGGTTATAGAATGACCAGTTAAGGCTGGCGCGACGTGCGCTGCTATTACCTGGAGAAAGGACGATGACGGTTTCCACCGAAGTTGACCACAATGACTACACAGGGAACGGCGTCACGACCGCATTCCCCTACACGTTCAGGATTTATAAAAACAGTGACCTAGCTGTCACAGTGGTAGACCTGAACAACAATATCATCCCTCTAACGCTGGATACTCATTACACCGTCACTGGCGCAAAAACCTACCAGGGCGGCAACGTTGTTCTGACAAACCCTCTGGCCTCTGGCTGGAAAATTTCTATTGTGCGCGACTTGCCAGTCGTTCAGGAAACAGACCTCCGTAACCAGGGCAAGTTTTTTGCTGAGGTGCATGAGGATTCGTTTGACTACCTGACAATGCTTATTCAGCAATGCTTTGCATGGCAGCGCCTCGCCCTGCTCAAACCAACTTCCACGGCAAACTTTTACGATGCCAAAAACCAGTTTATAAAAAATCTTCTGACGCCTGTCGATCGTAATGACGCATCTAACAAAGGTTATATTGATGACCTTTATGCGTATCTGATGCAAACTGTCAACACGATTATCGACACCATTAAAAACGGATTATATGGCTATAACCAGAAGAGGTCTTTTGAGCTGGGCAATACCCTCAACTATCCTAACGACATTCTTTTGCAGGAAAGCAGCGGCGAATGGTTCCGCTGGGATGGGCCTCTCCCCAAAGTAGTACCCGCCGGTTCGACACCTGGTTCAACTGGCGGTGAAGGTCCAGGGAAATGGCGCTCTGTTGGTGACGCAGCGCTTCGTGCTGATCTGGCTAAAAACACTGGCGCAGGCCTGTCCGGATATAACAAAACCCTGACATACCCCGCGGGGTCGGTAGGTGCGGCGCTGAATTCTGTTTACGCCCGGCTTCCGACTGTCAGCATTGCCGATTATCCTTCTCTGAAGGCGGCAATTGCAGCCCTGCCAAGTGGCGGAACGGTTTATGTTCCTGTTGGCCGCTGGGAGTCCGGGTCATGGAATACCACCGACAACAACATGAGCACCGACAATATCCGTATCATCGGTGAGCGCGCACCTGTGTGGAATTCAACCCTTACGCGATTGACCGGCGGTTCAGTGATCTGCAACCGCTTCATCGCTTGGGCAAATAATCTCACTATTGAAAATATCGGTTTTGATGCCGGCCGTGATTATCTGACCGATAAATACCCTGGAGCAAACACCGCTACAAACTCGCATCCTGACGGCGGGACGTGGGATGCATTTGTGTTTGGTGCTTCCGGCCCCAGCCTCACCCAGAAAAATGGGCTGTTCCTGCGTAACGTTACAGGTCTGATGTATAACAGCCAGGCGCTTGGTCACGCCGTTCTCACGGAAGGTTATTCGCACGGCAGGCTGGACAATGTGACAGGGATCGGTGGATCTCACGGTGTAATCATTAAGGGATCGGATGTGGTTGCAACTGGCCTTTATGCTTACTGCCAGAGCGCCAACGGTCTTATCATTAAGGCTGACCAGTTTTCTGGCTGCGGCAACGTATTTGTGCACGATTTTACGTATGGTTATCAGCCGCGCAATACCAGCCCATGGTTTACTCCGGCTTACGCATTGCACGGTGTGGATATAGATCCGAACGCGCAAACCTTTAACGGCGCTATTTACATCGGCGCGGTGACAACTGCTGGCGCTGTATGGGGCGTGCACTGCGGTGGTCTGGTGCCGCTTGCTGATGTGCATATCGGTTCAATCGTTTCTGATGGCCTGGCTGCTAATAGCGCGGTTGTCGGTGAGTATGCCTTCATTATTGACGGTAGCACCACGGCATCGCGTATTCGGGTAGATCACGTCAGGGTTTCAAACTGCAAGCAGGGTATTTATTCGGCCACACCATCGATAAACCCAGCAGCGCAACTTTCAATCGGTCGTTGCGAAGGCGTTAACATCACCAACGCCCTGATTACAGCCCTTGATAATACCCGTATTTACATTGATCAGGTGGAGGGAACTACCATAGGCAGCCTTTACTTCATGACTGCAACAGCGCGCATTTATGTAGGCAGCGAGCGGTACAACATCCTGACATCCACTAAATTCCAGATGACTGGCGGCGGCGTAGGTCCGGCCTTAATCAGTGGATGGGTTCAGGCAGCAGATAATGAAGTCTTTGAAGTGTCGCTTAAAAATTATCGGGCTTGCGTGAAAGGGTTTTTGCAGGCTTCCGGTGGGGCTGGAGCGCCAATGGTTTCACTTCCTGCGTCTTTGCGTCCGGCAACCAGCCCACGATTCCCTTCTGTCTATATCATATCTGGCGCTACGTCTGTATCACACGTTTCAGTAGTGGATTCGGTGCGCACCCAGGATGGCACCTTACCTGCTGGCACTCAGTTTGTATCGCTATCCGGTCTTGAATGGGATTACTGATCTGCTGCTAACCTGATGAACAAGCCCTCCATGCGAGGGCTTTATTTTTGGTATTGACCAAAATCACCCTTTGAAATACTGTTTATATATACAGTATAAATTAGAAGGGGAAACCATGCCGCGTTACGACGATAAAATCACAGCTTTCAACAGGACTATCACCCGCGAGCCTTCTGGTCGGAAGATAGTGCGCACCAGCGCCTTTGTGCGCAACCTCGCCGCGCTTAACCATGACCTTTCACTGGATGAAGCTAACCGGTGGATCAGGATGAACGCGCGCTCCTTCCGCGATGCTTCGACGGAAGAGGGCGACGATAAGCTCTGGTTCCAGTTCAATCCGAACGGGGGGCTGTGACATGGGGTTTCCTTCACCGGCTGCTGACTATGTGTCAGCGACGTTAACCGCCGACACTATCTGTGGCCTGACCTCGAACAGCCTAGTCATCCAGACAGATTCCGGCCTCGCGGTAATTGACCGTGGCCTTCCGGCACGCCATGGCGACATACTGTTAGCCAGCCTTGATGGGCGAAGCTACTTCGGAAAGATTATGGGCACAGCATTCATCACACACGATGGCGAAGCGATAGAGGGCGAGTGTCTGGATGAACTTCAGGTGATCGGTGTCGTCACTCATTTTATTACCGACACTCGCGGCGGCCTGGATGATGACTGCCCAGTGATATGAAATTAATACCTGTGCGGTAACTTCCGTCGGAGGAATCTTAGGTAAAGTTATCCACAAATGGTTTATTGTGTATCATGTAACCACCAACAAAGGGGGTTCTGATGAACAGTAAACGGTGGTTATCATGTCAGCCACGCTAACGGCAGGGTCAATCAATCAGGGGCTTACCTACAGCGCCCTGGCTGCTGTCCTGGCTGGCGTACCTCCAGAGGTGGCCTTAGGCTCACTCGCGGGGGCGGTAATATTTGTTACCTCGGCAGTAGAGTATCCAATCAAGCGCAGGCTTTTGTTGTCCCTTCTCAGCTTTATCTGCGGTCTTCTCTTTTATAAGCCTGCCGCATCCATCCTGATCGGCGTTGCAAGCCTCATTCCGACAATCACCGCCAGCTCATTCGAAACCGGGATCGTTTTCTCATCCGGCGCCTTCGTTTCGTCCATTGTCGCTGTGCGGATCGGCATCTGGCTCTATCACCGTTCTGATAATCCGGGGAGCATGATCCCCAGGGGCAGAGACGATGACAAATCCTGAATTTTTATTGCTTCTCAACTCCATCATCTGCGGGCTTATCGCGTTCAGGGTTTTGCTGTTCCGTCGCGATGGTGCCCGGCACCGCTGGTGGGGAGGGTGGCTGGCGTATGCGCTGATCGTCGTGACGGCCAGCGTACCTATCCGGACGTTTTACGGTGATTACAGTTCGGCTGACTGGTCGGACGTAATCATTCACGGCGTATTCCTGGCGGCAATATTAAAGACGCGCGGGAACGTAGTGCAGATTTTTAAAATATCGAGGTCATCATGAATCAGGAAAAATTCCAGCGCGCAGCTGGTATTAATGCAGATCTGGGCAGCCGCTGGCACAGGCACATCGTTTCCGCCATGCAGGAGTTTGGCATCACGCGGCCCATCGATCAGGCAATGTTTATTGCTCAGGTAGGGCATGAGAGCGACGGCTTTTCCCGGCTTACTGAGAGCTTCAATTACAGCGTTGCCGGTCTTCAGCAGACCTTTGGTAATCGGTTGACGAAGGATCAAATCAGCTTCCTGGGGCGCAAAACCTATGAGAAGTCTCTGCCTGTTGAGCGCCAGCGAGCCATTGCCAATCTTGTGTACAGCAAGCGCATGGGAAACAACGGGCCGCAGGATGGATGGAAGTACCGCGGGCGTGGCCTTATTCAGATCACCGGCCTTTCCAACTATCGTGAATGCGGTAATGGACTGAAGGTGGATCTGCTGGAAAACCCCGATCTGCTTTCTCAGGATAGCTATGCAGCGCGCAGTGCGGCCTGGTTCTTTTCCTCAAAGGGCTGTCTGAAATATAGCGGTGACCTGGTGCGCGTTACACAGATCATTAATGGCGGACAGAACGGCATTGATGACCGCAAGAAGCGTTTCGAGGTGGCGAGGCGGGCGCTGGTATGATTAAGCCACTTGATAACTGGCACGCCGTCAGGGCACTTGCTGACTGGTATGTATTTCCTCCACTGCGCTATATGCGGAGATCGCTGTTAGCGCGTAAGTGTTGGGCGCTAATCAGGGCAGACCGTATTCTGGCCGGGCGAGACAAGGTGATACGATGATCTCAGCACTCGTTAAAGCGTACTGGAAACAGTTGCTTATAGTGTCGATGCTTGCTGTCCTGATCACTGGCGGAGTGGTTGCCTGGAATGTACACGGCAGCCACCAGTATGACGCCGGGTACGCACAAGCGAAGGCAGAGCAGGCGGCGGCCGAACAGGCGGCGCTGAAATCCAGAGAGCAGGAGAAGGCCATAAATGAAAGAGAAGCACAGCAGAGGATTGATCAGGCGCGCAATGATGCTCTTGATGCCGCTGATCGCGCTGGCCGGTTGCAGCAGCAACTCATTGCCATCCGAAGGCAGCTCGGGCAGTATAACGACGCTATCGGCTCTGGGCCGTCAGCCGCCGACACCGGCATTTTGCTTACCGACGTGTTCAGCAAATCTCTCGAACGAAACCGGCAACTGGCAGAATACGCTGATCGGGCAGCCGAAGCCGGAAGGGTCTGTGAAAGGCAATACGACTCGCTGATGAAGCAGGTCACTATTTCCCGGTGACGGTATCGCTGACGGTACTGATATTGATGCGAGGTTTTTATTTTTTAAATATCAATAAGTTATGTGACTCATTGATAATCGAATGGGAAT